ATGCCCGAAGCTCCCACCGAAACCCGTACCTACATTGGCTCCACTAGCGGCCCCGGCGGCTTTGACGGCTACGCTGGCCTCGTACTCGGCAAGGAGTACCCCGGCCAGGAGCAACACGTGCTAGTGCCCTCGAAAGAAGAGGGTGCTGACCCTGTGCCCGTGCTGCGGGTGGTTATCGACCTAGGCAACGGGCGCACGACGAACGTGACGCCTGAGCAGTGGGGGAAATGGTTTAGGAAGTAGCCAGGCCCCTGCGTACGTAATACCTGCAAGCGAAATACGTGAATATCTGAGATGTTTTCGGGTTTTTACTTAGTTAACCCCTGCCATCAGCAAGGACCTTTGTATATGAAGGATACGCACCAGCAGCAGCGACAAAAACTAGTACAAGGGGCTCTGGCCATGATGGCTGATACGCCGCAGGAAGCTGGTCTCTATGAGCAACAGCTGCTAGAGCAGTACGTGCAGGGGATACTTAGTATCGACCAAGTTGTGCAGTTAGTAGAACAGCAACACAAAGTTCTCAATTCATAAAGAGTAAAAGCCCCGGCCGGTATGGTCGGGGCTTTTTGCTTACTCCAGCCGTCACACCTCCTGCGCATATGCATCCAGTAGACTGCTCCCCGCGAAGCTGCGCAGCACTACTACTTGCCTCCACGTGTCGTCCGTACCCACCTCCACAAAGAAGCCCCGGCCCGTATCATCACAATAGAAGAGGTCGATACTACTTGCTCCCTGCCAGCGCTGGGCCAGGAAAACGCCATGCCGCAGGACATGCGCAAGCTGCAAAAGCGGTGAGAACCGCTGAAAATTAGAAAGCAACATGAGCCTGAATAGAAGGCCCTTGTTATTGGTATCTAATCATACGAGCGTGAAGGTCTTCCTTATAAAGGTAGCTTCCTTTTGAAGTGAAAGGTATGTCTTTGCCTGCATTCATAACAGAAAGGCCAGCTCTAATAGGGCTGGTCTTTTTTGTAGTCCAGCTTACTTTTGCCTCAACTTAGCCTCCGGGCTAGGCTTGTTTTCATAGCTCAGAAAGCCTCACCTGTTTCAGGTGAGGTTTTTTATAAATAAGCGAGTACACTACTAGAGGGCAGAAAGATGTAAAATTATTTAATAATCAAAGGGATATAGCAGGCTTTATTGGCTCGCTAACTAGACCTTGACGCCTACTGCCCGTATAAGCTAATAAAAATGCAAGAGGCTCCAACCACTGTTAGTAGTAGGGTTGCACAGGTGATGAACACGGTACTACTTACAGTATTAGTGATATGCCTTTTCTACTGGGTTAATTTATTGCCTTCCGTACAACCACTGCCCGAACACCGGGCTTTGCAGCGGTAAGTAGTAGTTAGAAAAGCCCTGGGCGATTAAGTCAGTGCTCTTTATCTTTGAATAAGAAGGGCAGCGCGATTGTCTTTCTAGTTCACTCTTCGAAAGGTCAGCTCCGCTAGAGCTGACTTTTTTCATTTAACAATGAGCAGTGAGCATATCGTAACTAGGCCCACTACCCACTCCACCAGCCGCAGCTGCTCGGGTGGCCAGCTCAGCCGGGCGGCCAGCCAGCGCAGGGCCTGGTCGGTAACGGCCGTCTTGCCAACGGCAAACACCTTGACCCCGCTGGCTAGATTTATGGCGGGGTCGAACAGCAGCAGCCGGCTGAGCACAGCTTCCAACCAAGTGCCGGGCGCCAGCACCAGTGGCAGGAAGTAGGCAGCGGTAAGCACGATGTGCAGGGCGAAGGACTGGCGCTTGGCTTCGGGGCCGGGCGGGGTGCGCCGGATGGCTGGCAGCAGCAGGCCTTGCCCTAGGGCCATGAGCAGCACGGCGGCCGGCCAGTAGAGGTACTTAAGCATCGCGCTTAATCGTCGAGCCCTTACGGGTGCCAGCCCACACGAGCAGGCAGATGAGCGATACTACGCCGTACACGATGACGGCCCAGGGCGCAATGAAACGGTAGATGGGGTAGCTCAGGGCAGCCCAGGCGGCGAAAGTAATGAACAGTTTAAGCATCGCAGAAAAAAGAATTAAAAGATTTAAATGGCAGCCAGCAGCTTGCTAGCCGTGGCTTTATTGATAGCAGCCAGTGAAGCTGGGCCTAGCTTGCCGTCGACGCCCGCCGGGCCTAAGTCAAAGCCTAACTCTAGCAGCCCCGCTTGAATAGCTTTGGCCGGCAACGGGAATAGCTCACGAGCCAGGGCCGTGTTAGTGACACCAGGTATCAGGTCGTACTTGGCTAGGTCGTACTTGCGAATGCCAGCCAGCAGTGAGGCGGCATAGAGTGGGTCCGTAGCCCAGCCGGCGGCCGCCATGGCACGTGCTTCGCTCTCGGGACTGTCGACGGCGAATAGGGCGCGGTACCGCGGGTTGGCGCGCAAGAAGGCCACCCGGCCATAGAAGTAGTCGAGCGCGCTTTTATACACGCGGAAGCCATCACGGATATAGACCTCCTTGCCGGCAAATACTTCGCGGGTATTGAAGTTGATGACCTTGCCCTTCCAGTCCCAGGCATTCTTGATGCCGCCGAAATTGAAGTAGTCGTGGCTCAGCACTGAGCTATTCCAGCCACTTTCTAGGGCGGCCTGGTACACTGCCACCGAGGCGCATAAACCAGTGCCCTGGCAGGCAGCTTGGGCCAACGGGGCGAAGGTGGTGAAGAACTGCAGCGGGGCGAGCTTCGGGTATTTAGACTGTGCCATTATTGCCTAGCAGGTTGCGGCGCCGGTAGGCGACAATGAGGTAAATAGCCCCGCCCACGATGAGCACGGTACCGAGGCCGGCCAGCACGTAGCCGGCGGGCTTGGCGAGGGTAGCTCGCCAGTCAGCAGCCTCCTGGGTGGTTGCGGTTTGAGGCAGCGTATTGCCATTGCCACGCACAGCGGCTAGGTTACCGCCCCCTAGGAGCGCGTTTTGCGTCGAGCTGTCGCTGGCCACTTGAGCAGGGCCGGCTTTCTTCTCGATGACTGAGGCCGTTGCGCCCGCCCCAACGGCCACCTGCGCTTTCTTCTCGGCATTGGTGACGGTCGAGTTGTGGTACACATTAATCGTCGACTTCTTACCGATGCGCGCTGGAACTACAGCCACGTGGTAAGGCTTGGGCTGCAACCCCAGCAACTTCTCTAAGAAGGTGGGCTGCCATTCGACGATAACGCTATCCACTTTCACCGGCGGCACCGCCACCGCCCATCTGGGGGTATGGGGCAGCGTATCAGCGCAGCTAGTCGAGTCGGGCTGCCAGTAGGAGATGCCCCCGCGCTGGGCAGCCTTCTCGGCTTCGGTGTACTGGGGCAGCGCCTTCTGGGCGGCGCAGCTGGCCAGCGCCAGGCAGGCCAAAGGGAGGAGGTACTTCATGCAGAAAAGAGGTTAGGGAGTGGCAGAAGAGTCGGTGGCTGGGTCGGGCCCAGTGGCGGGCGGCGGGGCGGCGCTCAGCTTTTCCAAGCCCTCGCCCACAGCCGCTAGAATGAAGCCTAGCAGCACAAGCCACTTGTATTTTTCAGTTAGCGCCGCTGGAGCTGTGAGGCCGCCCAGCGCTTTACAAACTGCCGCCCAGCGCTGCACATCGGCACGCGCTGGCTTATAGAAGTTTTTGAAAGAGAACATAATCACATACTGTAGCTGAACTCATTGGCGTATTCCTGCAGCAGCGCTTCCATATCCTTGTCGAGCAGGCGAGTCGGGCCCTTGTGGCTGGCTGGCAAGCTGCTGGCCTGGTCGGGCCGGTACACCTCACAGTCGCGCCAACTGACCACGTACATGCCGATGATGCCCATTTCGCCTGGCTTATCACGGATAGGACGGCGCACGAACACGGCAATGCTGGAGTCATAGCCACGCTCCTTCATCATCTTATTCACTTTCCAATCGTCACAGCGCTCAGCCCACAGCAGCAGGAATGCTTGCGCCTCGAGCGCCATGATGGTGCGCGGAATGTCCTGGGCAAACACGATGCGCTCGGTATCCATGTAGCGCGGTAGCCCTTCATCCACTGCCTCCGCCTGCATCACAAACTTGTCAATGCCCTCGCCGGAGCGCAGGTACTCGCCGTTCTGGCAGCCGTACACGCTCACGTGGTCGCAGTCGATTTTGAGGCGCAGGCGCTCAGCGGCTTGTTCTAGAATCACGGCCTTGCGCGCTTTGCGGGCGAGGTCGGCCCCGCTGGCCGGCTCCTTACTGGTGCGCTTGATGCGCTCGGCCAGTTGGTCGAAGAGACCCTGCGCAAACTTTTGAAACGGCTCTTTGAGTAGCCAGCCGAAAAAGGCCAGAATGCCGCAAATAATCACTACGCTCACGGGCATCGTCTCGAACCATCGCCAATACCAGGGGGTGGGGTCATAGGTGATAGGCGCAGGTAGCGTAGCGAGTAGAGGCATTACTTGGCAGCGTCAGGGTCGGAAGGAAGGTGAGCGACCAAGGCCGCGATTTCCTGGTCGAGCTTGGCCAGGTGCAGGTAGTCGGATTCGGTTTCGGCCACGCTAACCATGTGCCCGCGCTTACTGCGTAGGACAGCGAGTTGGCCGACTACGCCGCCATGCTGCAGGCGCGGGCGCGGAGCGTCAGACGGCGCGGCAAAAAGCTGTGCAAAGCGGCGGCGCATCGCCAGAACTGCTTGCTCTGCTTCTTGCGTGAGGCCCGCGGCGGGTGCGTAGGGCATGCAGGGCGCTACTTGGGTGGGGCGCTGGGCCCGAGCAGTAGTAGTTGACATAGCTTGGGGTAAGGCAGTAGTAGCGTCATTCTTGACGTCCACACCCCGAAGTTCCCCCGAGCTCTAGACCAGATTAGAAGCCAAGCGGGGCAAAGCGGGGCAAGCGCCTAAGAAGGCCGACGAGAAGCAGCTAAAGCACTAGGCGCAGTGCTGAGTAGGAAGGGCACAAAAAAGCCCCGCCTGCTGGGGCGGGGCTCAGCGGCGGTTTGCGCGCCAGATTTTGACGCCTAGGCCTAGCAGCATTAGTCCTAGGCCACCGGCTAGTAGCCAGGGGTTGAAATAGATGGGCATTAGGACGTAATCGGCTGGCCTGCTTTGTCTTTCGGTGCCCAATGGTAGGCGGGGGCTGCGGCCAGGTGCCGGCGAATCTCGGCAGCGACCGCCACCGGCTGCTCGCGTAGCAGCTCCAGCGCGTCACCTTGCAGGATAACCGGCCTAGGCTCCACTTCCTCGGCCTTGGCTTGTACCAGGGCTTGCCACTGGTCTATGGTTTCGGTGGTGCGCTGCGCGGCCACGTCGCCCGTGTCGGCAAATAGTAGCGTGTTATTGTTGCCAATGAGGCGCACAGGCTGGCGCGGATTGAACTCGGCCAGCTCCACGCCCAGCCCGTCCGGTTGGGTTTCATCAATGGCGTGGCGTGCTACTTCAGCCATGATAACGGCCGCCACCTCGCCCGTGGCGCGGGGCTGCGTCCAGCTCTGGCCAGTCACGTAGGCAACCTGTTTGAAGGTGGTCGTGCCGATTTCTACGTTGGGCAGTAGTAGCCGAATTAGTTGGCGGGGGGAAGTAACAAGCATAGTATTAAGCAACTAAAATGTGAGTAACGGTAGTGCTGCCGTAAGCATTAATGTACATTTGCCCGCCCAGCAGGCCCGTATTGCGGGAAGGCTCGTTGTCGTTCTCGTTGAAGTCTAGATTTAGCCACCGCTCCAGCGTGCCGCCTGGGCCGGTGCCTAGGTCGAAGCGTAGCCAGTCGAGGTAATGCAGGCTTGGCACCCCACCACCTCCACCGCCTCGGGTACTGATATTGAGGGCTACCAGCGGGTCTATCGTCCATTTTCCGACCTTCTGCGCCCAAACGCGCTGCCCGTTGAACAGGGCATAGAGCGTATCCCCAATGCGTTCGTAGCCCACCCGTACCCACGTGCCAATGGGGGCCTGGTCGGGGGTGTTGATGGGGTCAAAAAAGCCGCGGTAGGCGCCGTTGCTGTCAATGCCGCGTACGTAAACCAGATACTCGCCGTAGCGTTCGTAGATGCAGAACCCTTCCAGGTTGTAAGCACCTCCGAGGCCCGTATTGCCCATGATGAAGTTGCCATAAACACTGCCTTGGCGGTTTACGCGCACCTCAATACGAAAATCGAAATCGCCAATAACGGGCAGCGCCTCCGTGTTCTGGCTGGCAGTTTGGCCGCCCGAAAAATCGGCGGCGTAGTTGAGCCGGGGCGCGCTGGCCAGCAGCAGCTGGTGGTGAGGTAACAGGCTCATAAACGCGGCGCTACTACTACCTGCAACTCGTCTACGCAGACGCAGATAGATACTCGAAAGTCTTTACCTGGAGCGTAGGCTGTGCCGTAATAGTGCACGGGCTGGCTGGCCGGCACGTTCTGAAAAATGGGCAGCCCACTAGCTCCACCACTTAGGCCGAACCGTGCCACCTTATCAACTACGCAGTTGGTCGCGTCCACGGTAAACGTGCCACTAGCGGCGGTGCCGTAGTCGTTCGGCGCCTCGGCCGTGAGCGTGACGATAGTAGTGCCCGCTGGGGCCGTGCGGCCCAGCTGCGCGGCGCGGGCCTGCGCGTCGGTGTAGCTGCTAGGGCTGCCGGGGCTGGCCTGGCCACCGTTGGGACGGTTATCGACTAGCCAATCCGACTGCGGTGTAGTGGCCGCACCCTGGCCCGTATTCTTGCTCTCAAAGGCATCGCGGCCACCGCCTGGGAACAACTGTGTTAGTGGCCCCTCCAGTACAATAGAGCCTGGTATAAAAGCCGAGAACGTAATGCAGGGCGCGTCCAGCGTATAAACTGGCGTGTTGCGCACCACCATGCGGCACTGGCCAAATTCAGTCCTGGAGTTGTTCCTGATTGGGCCATCAGTGCCACCTGCGCGCTTACTATCCACACGGCAATCCTCCATGATGTACTCATCTACATGAGCGTTAGCCGGGTAATTATTAGCTACATACTGAAACGTGCCTAGCCCTTCCAGCCGGATATTTCGGACGGTGAGCATGCTTCGTCCGCTAGTCTGCCGGCAGAGCGCCACTAAGCCCAGACAGATGCCCCCACCCTCAAAAACGTAATCCAGTGGCTTATCTCCTGTATAAGCACCAAAAAGGATTTCTCCCCCTACTATTGCGCCAGGCAATAATTTCAGCCGGACGTTCTTCGTCTGCACGTAATTCTCTGTGTAGTACGGCCGGCCTAGGGCGTCTACGCCCGTGCCGCCTGGCAGCACGCAAATCACGTCCCCGTCGCGCGCCGCGTCGTGGGCGTCCTGCATCGAGCGGTGCGGCCGCGTAATGCTGCCACGGTAGGCCCCAAAAGCATTGTAATCAGTTAGCCCGCCCTGCACCCATTGAATACGGGAACCACTTGTAAGCGCTAACTCTTGAAATGCTTTAGCAAAATCTACATAGCTCGTATAGAAGTAGGGCGCGTCGTAGGCGAAGTAATCGGCTGCATCTACTGTTGAATACTTATCATTATCAACATCATAAAAGCCTATACCCCCCGGATACCATTGCACAGATGTAGCCTCCGCAGAGTAGGGGCGGCCTAGCTTGAAATCTGTTTGATAGGTATTAACGCCCGTCCAGACGTTATTGCTGCTGAGTAGGTCTTCGCCTCCAGATAACTTCTTATACGTGCCCGCCACTACGTCCACTTCCACCAGTTGGCCCTTGCCCTGGTCGTCATACACGACGCCTAGGGTGTGGTAGGCATCAACTCGCACGCCGCAGACATACACGGTGGCATTAGTGCCGGTCGTATTCCAGTCGCCGCTAATGCCGTAGAGCCGCGTAGGCTTCACGCCCGGTGGGTCAGCATTTGGTAAGGCCTGCGCGTCAGTTAGCGACACATCGAGGTAATCACCGGGCAGGCGGCTGGCCAGCGCGGCCGCTACGGCGTCGAGACTGGCCATGCCGTTGCGCTTGGTGGGGTCGGACTCATCCAACGGCGAGCGCAGCACCGGCAGCCTGTCGCGTAGCAGCAGGTTGCTAAAAACGGGGTCTTGGCTGAACTTGCGAGGATTAAGCATTTTCGTAAATCATGTAGGAGCCGTCTTCGTGCAGCATGGGGCTATCGTCTTCGTGGAGCATCACGCCCTCGGGTAGTTCGGCGGCGGGCAAGGCCAGCGTGCGCATTTGGGCGCCCGCTATCTGCCACTGCGCATCATTCACCTGATAGGTGGCCGAGGTCAGCAAGTACACGGCGGGCCGTACTTCCCGCGCATCAGTGAGCAGCACGCCCGGCCCAGCCAGGCCGCCGCGCAGCAGGCCGGTCAGCACTTGCGCCGGCTGGCGCTGCCAGAGGTTGCGGTCGCGCACTAGGTAGTCGCCCACTTCGCGGGGCGGCGCCGTAGGATTGGCCGCCTCACGCCAGCCCTGCGTCGGCAGGCTGGCGCCATCGAGTAGCGTGCCCTGGCGGCGCACCCAAGGCGTGTCGGAGTGGAAAAGCGTCGTGGCCTCATCCACCCGACTCACCAGCTGGCCGGTGTCGGTGGTGTAGGAGCTGGTATAGGTGTCGGCCGTTTGGGCGGCCACATTCTCCCAATTCAGCTCGATGTCTGTGATGTCAACCGTAGTAGCAGTAGCCCCGCCCACTGGCTGGTAGAAGCGCACTAGCACTTGCTGCGGGCCGGTCAGGCTGGTGCCATAGCCGCGATAGTTGACCTTGATTTCCCCGCTATCATTGATGCGCACGTAGGATTGCTTCAGTACCTGGTCAATGTCCTCGGTGTCGCCAGGGAAGGCTAAGTATGGTGCCAGCCAGCGGCTACCGAACTTCACGGCGAAGTAGAGCGTGCTCTGGCCGGTGGGCGCGGCGTTGGGCGTGAAGCCGTAGCCCTTCACGGTGAAAGTCAAGGTGAACGTGCCGTCGTAGTTGCTGACTGCACCTAGGTCGCGCAGCGGCACGGCGGCGCTGACCGAGGTTTGCACCCAGCCGGCTAACTGCGGCGTTTGGCCGTTGGTGTTGACCCCTAACAAGCGCAGCGTCGGCGCTTTGTCCTTGCCCTGGTAGAGTAGCTCGCTGATGGGTGTGCCCGGTGAGGCTGACCAGCTGGCAGGCAGTACGCCCGGCAAGTCGGTATTTTTCGGCAGCGCACGGGCCAGCAGGTTGACCTTTTCGCCCGGCTCGGCTGGTACCGTGATGGTGGCCACGGCCGGCCGCAGGCTCTGGCGCTGGCTACCCGTTACCCAGCGTAGGCCGTACTCTTCCGGGTTGCGCACTTCTGCCAATGGTTCGCGTGGCACATCGGCTAGCGGCTGGCCTAGCGGGTCGTAGGCTTGATAAACTACGCGGCCAGCGCTCAGCTCGGCTAGGCGCTCCAGCCACCACGCGCCGCGTTCCTGGTAGAGGCGGGCCTGAAAGGTGGTAAGCACTGCCAGCAGCACTTTGCCGCAGTCCCAGGCCTTGCCCTTGTCATCGGCGTACTGGCCTACATCAATTTTAATTTGCTCGATGGCCGGGCTGGCGAGGCTGGCCGTGCTGGGGTAGAAGTTGAACAGCGTATGCAGTGGCAGGTCCAAGTCGAGCTTGCCCAGCAGGAATAGCACGAGCTCTTTCAGCGTCCAGTCGCCGCGCAGTCGCTGGCCGGCGCTGCCCACAAACGGCACATCGGACAGCGTACCCAGGCCGTCGGTGGCCGAGAGGTTGAACGTGGCTGGCGGGTTGAGAAACGCGACATCGTACTGCTCAGGCAGCAGGTAGCCTTTCCAGAAAAGCAGCCCATCGGCCACGCGCTCGAGTATTACTAGGTGCAGGCGCTCATCGCCCGAGAACAGCGGCAACAGCTGCTCACGATACCAGAGGTAGAGGCCCAGCTGGCACTCGCTGCCACGCAAAAAGTTGGTAAAAACGTGGTCGGTGGGGCTGCCCGGCCAGTCGATAGTAACGGCCCCTTCCTGCGCCCGTACCGTCTCAGGCTGGCCTTTGTATTCGCGCTGCATGATGCGCAGGCGCCAGTTCACGTTATCCTTGTCCTGAAAGGTGTGCAGGTAGCGCGCGCTGTAGCTGGCCACCAGCTGCACGGTGACTTGCGCCCGGCAGCCGCCCGTGCGGGTTTCGCGGGCGTACACTGTATAGCGGCCCGGCCGCAGATTCTCGAAGTCGTAGCGCAGCGGCGTGGCGGCCGCACCGCTCAGGCCGGGTGTGTCGAAATCATCAAGGCTGAATATCACCGGGCTTTGCGCGCCGGCAGCGATGGCCACCAGCTCACCGCGTCCATCCACCACGGCCGAGGGCGTGACGGCGAGCGTGAGCGTGCACTTATTCTGGCAGGCTGCCACATCATCCACCGCCACGAGGTCAATCCCCCCGTTGCGGTCGTGGTGCACCTGAATTTCGCGGAAGGGTGGCGCGCCGGGGTCTACGCACCAGCGGTCGATTATTTCCTCTGCGGGGCGGTTGTACTTGCTGCCATCCAGCGACTCGGGCGGAAAGTAGCGCTTGGCCGTGCGCGTAGCCGGGTCATAGTAGTACTCCTGCACCCGGAAGTAGTCCGGCCCGGTGAAGCCCGGCAGCGTGAAGCGCAGTAGCAGAATGGCGCCAGGCGGGGCATAGGTGGGGCCATCCGGTTGGTCGGGGTCAGCTACGGCTATTTGCCGCGACTGCTGGCAGCCGGCGGCATCGCGCACGTACACTGTAACCGTCGAGCCGGAAGCCACGGCATAGGTGGCCTTATTCTGCACAAACGAGCCGGCGTCGGGCGTCAGGCTGCTCGACCACGGGCCGTTGCTGGTCGTGACCTTGAGCGTAAAGCCGGGCTGGTCGGTGGTCAGGTCGTAGCCTACATCGAGGTCGCAGGCAGTAGCCGGCGGCGCATCAATTACCTCAATGCGGGCAAAGGGGTAACTGCGCGTAGCGTAGATGCGTACCGTTGCGCCCTGCTCATAAAACGTCTGAACATCCTCGCCATCGGCGTAGGGCCAGATGTCGGGTTGGCGAGTGCCGGGGCGGCCTTTGGGCTGGTCGGGGTCCGTGGCTTCTTCGCGCACGACAATAGTGCGCGGGCTGTCGTTGTAGTCAACGAAGCGCGTACAATTGACCGCGGAGTAGAAGAGTGCAAAGAGCCCGACTTGCATGACTCAAAGCTCCGACGCGGGGTAGGCGGCCTACAATTACGAGCGGGGCAAAGCGGGGCAAACACGAAAAAGCCCCGCTGGTAGGCGAGGCTTCTGTTTGGACTACATATTAAAGAAATTCTGCTTACGAATTTTCTGGTCGTGGTGAAGATTACGGTCCCGACCGCGCTGGTTAACCCGTTGGTGATGCTTAGTAGATTGCGCTCGGTGTTGCGTGGTGCAACTGGCCAGCAGCAGGAGGAGAAATACAGCTTTCATACTAATGCTTAGGCTATCTGCTCACGAAAAATTCCAGCTAGTAGCAGAAAGCTATACCCACCTTCACACCTGCCTAGGTGGTAGGCTTAGGTATAGGCCGAAAATAGAGAAAAACATCCTTCGTTAGCGCACACCCACCACACGCCCTACTCGGTCGGTATCTATTGCTAGCACACCTGCCAAATTACGCCCACTAGCAGTAATCTCAACCTTGTGAGTGTAGACGGCGGCCGGGCCAGTGGCAGCAGCGGGCGCTGTAGTGGGGTTGTAGCTCTTAGGGGCACTAGCGGGGCTGCTGGTAGGCTTGCTCGCGCCGCCAGGGGATGCGCTGCTGCGTAGCGAAGCCGCTCCAGCACTAGCCACGCCCGCCGCTACTATCAAACCAGTACCAGCTGCAATCTTCAAAGCGCCGACCGCCTGTGCACCCGGAATAAGCAAGTCCGCTATGCCGTCGGCAATTAAGAGCTTGCCCTTCTTACTGGCATAGTCCGCTAGCACATCGATTAGCGCTGCCAGGCCCGCATTCAGGATATTACTGCCTTGCCCTAGGGCGGACCCTATGCTCGACCCGAGCGCTACAAAGCCATCTTGCAGCCCCGTCGTGAGTAGGCGCACGTTTTCTGATTCGGTAGCGTACTGGCGAAGCTGAGACGAAAGCGCTTGAACGGTGGGCTCGAATGGGCCGAACCCTCTATCTATTAGGTCTAAAAGTGCCTCTCTGGTGGCATTGGCTTTTTGCCCGGCAACGTCAAAACCGGCAAAGGCTGCGCCTAGTTGGCCACCAAAAAGCGTTGATACGTCGCCTACTTTGTGAATCGAGTTGCCGAGGTTTGTAAGCTCACTGTTAATTACTTGAAAGGGCTTCGGCGCATCGAGTATAGCCTGCATATTGAGCTTCACCGCTATCGGTAATTCGAACGGCTTGGTTTGCTTGGCATAATCACCCAGCAGTCGGGCCACGTCCTGGGGCAGCGTGTCGCCAATCGTCTGGGGAATGAGCGACTTCACGGCCACCGGCTTGAGGTCGAGCGTGCCGCCGATAGCCTTGAGCTGGTCGATTTGCTGACCTAGGTTGGCCGCCTCTAGGGCGAAGCTGCGGAAGGCACGCGAGTTGGGATTGACACCAGCATCCACCAGCGTCTTCAAGCCCTTAAGCAGCGTATCGGAACGGCGCTCCAATACTTCAAGCTGAGTGGGCGCATCGCCTAGCACGTTATCCAGCACCGTGAGCCGCGCCAACTCTTCGCGCAGCTTTTTAATGGCATCCGTGGCTTTCTTACTCGTTTTGTCTGCTCCCTCTAGCCGCGAGATGTACTCCTGTAAGCCCTTAATCTGAGGATTAAACGACAAGGCCGCCAGCTCAGTCCCCGCATTCTGCTGGTCTTCTTTCAACTGCTTGAGTTGGTCATGCAGCTTTTTTAAGAGGCCAACCTGCGTCGTAATAGCATCGGCATTACCGGCAAAGTTTGGAATTGGAAAGGCTGTGCCCAGCTTGGCCAGATTGGCGGCTAGCGTGGGGAAGGTCGCCCCGAGCGCGTCGTACTGCTGCGCCGTGACGCCGGCCGCACTGCCCAATTCGGCAACTAAGCGCCGCTGCTTTTCCAGTTCCGTAGCCGTGTTACCCAGTTCCTTTTGGAAGTCAACTAGAAAGCGCGTGCCTAGGTCTTCGACCTTCACCCCATTGAAGGCCCCGCGGTTGAGTTGGTCGCGTTCGTCGAGCAGCCGGTCGTAGGCGTCGCTCAGGTCGAGCAGCTTCTGTCGCTGCGCCGGTAGGCTTTGCAACGCAATGGCTTTCTCCAGGCCCTGGTTCCCCTTGATGAATTCGCGCGCCTTCTCGGTGGCTAGTCCGATGTAGTTGCCGTAGCCATCGATGCCCTGGCCAGCGGCGGGCATCACAGCGGTCACCTTTTCGACAATGGCTTTGAGCTCGGCCTGTTCAGCTGCATTGAGGCTGGTCTTAGCTCGCAGCTCGTCATAGCGGTCGAGCAGTGGCGCCACGTCGGTCGTGAGCTTGCGCGTGGCAGCGGCCTGCTCGCGGTAGGAATCCAGCACCCGCTCGTTGGCCGTGGCTAGGTAGTAGGCGCCAGCCGCCAGCGCGACGACGCCGGCTACGACGAGCGTGGTCGGGTTAAGTAAGGCCACCAAACTTGTGCTGAGCAAGCGGGCGCCCGACTGGGCCGCCACATACCCGGCTTTGATGTTGGGCAGCGCTACACCCAGGGTGCCTAGGCCCAGCAGCACGGGGCCCGTGGCCGCCACCACCCCACCCAGGGCCACAACAGCGGTTTGCGTGGGCTCCGAGAGGCTGGCAAAATCGTCGCCAATGGCCGTAATTTGGTCGCCTAGGCGCTCGCCGACGGCTTGCAGGTTGAGGGCCTTGGCAATGCCGTCACCGACCTTGGCGCTGGCCACCAGCAGCGCGTCCATATCGTTCTCGTACACCGCCTTCAGCCCGCCTGTTACCTGGGGTAGCTTGGCGAGCTCGTCGGTCAGGATGCGAATAAAATCCTTGCTGCTCTGCCCTTGCTTGGCCAGGCTCTTGGAAATCTCTTCGCTGTCGACCGTGCCGTAGAGCGTTTGCAGAGCCGCAGCTACCGCCGGGGCGGCTTCGATGATAGGGCGCAGGTCCTGAGCCAGCACCTTACCCTTGGCGCCTAACTGCGAGAGCTGGGTAGTAACGGTGCCAAACTCGGCCGTACCGCCGCCCGTCGTGGCAATGGCGTTCGAAAAGGCCTTGATGCTCTTGGCCGACTGCTCGGCCGAGATGCCTACCGCCCGCAAGCGAATGTCGGCCTGCTCCGCCGTTTCGAACCCGAGGCCTGGCTGCTTGGCGATGACTTGCAATTCCTGAATGCGCTCACCCGTCTGCTGGGCGGCCTGCTGAATGCCTACTAGGCCCGTAACGCCTCGTTTGCCGAGCTCCTGCTGGGCGATAGCTTGCAAGCCACTCTTCAGACTTTCGAGCTTGGCGCTGGACGCCACCGCACCCACGCCTAGCAGGGCAATGGGTACGGTGGTGGCCCGCGTCAAATTGCTGCCGACGTCGCGCAGGCCCTCGCTGAATTGCACGAGGCCTTTGAGTTCACGGCGCGCATCAGCCATGGCAGCTTTAAAGCCACTGACCTCTGCCCCGAGAACGACGCTTACGCTTGCAAGAATATCAGTCATAACAACTTATAGGATAGCAGCATCACGGGCGTCCAAGTCCGCCCACAGGTCTTCAACTTCTTGTGCCGTAGCCGGTGCGGTGCTGACGGGCACCGTATCACCGGGTAGGGCTAGGTACTCATAAGGCGTTTCGCCACGAGTGCCCGGCGGCCGTAGCCCGTTTTTCACTTCCAGCGCAATCAGGCGCGCCCGCTGCCAGGCCGCTACTTCCCGGCGATGGTAGCCGCGGCATAGGCAATCAAACTCGACCAGCGTAAGCCGCCAGAATTTCTTTGGACTAAGGCCTAGCTCGCCGAGTCCGAAGTCGAGGTGCTGCTGCCATTCGTGTTCGGGGCTTGCAAGGCTTCGCTCTTGGCGGCTACCTGCTTGCTCAGGGCCGCCAGCAGAGGGTTTATCGTGAGGGTGGCATTAGCAATAGCTTGGCCTACTAACTCAGCCTCGGCTGGTGTGATGTCCTGCATCAAGTCGGCCGCATCATCTTGACTAAAAGCGGGCGTACCCACGTAGCGGCGCACGGCTACAGTTAAGAGGCCAGTTAAAGCTTCGAGGTAGTCATCGGCCAGCAGTTGGCCAAACTCACTGGGCGCTTTGCCGGTGAGCTTGCTCCAGTCGCGCATCACCTTAAGGTCAAACTTGACGGGGTGCTGGGCACCGGCAACAGTGAGCAATACTTCGCCACTGGCCGTGTTGGGGGTGTCTGTTGCTAGTTTCATGGGGTAGAAAAAAAGAGGGAGAAATGAAATGGCCTTTGCCCAAAAAGCCCGCCACGGAAGCCGGGCGGGTTTTCGAGGAACCTAGCGGATAGTTTAGGCGCCTACAGCAGGCACTACTTTGCGCAGCGGGCCGGTGCCCGTAAAGCCGACAGAGGCCGTGGCGTTGCTTTTGTTGTCGCCTGAAAAGCCATTCTTGTTAATCCAGACCATGCCCTCGTACACGGGGGCACCAGCTTGCTGGCCCAACTGGTAGCGCAGCTTCATCTTCCGGCCGGCCAACTGCAGGTCGAGCAGGTTTTCAGCCGTCACGTTTTTATCGACGTCTGCCTCAGTAGCGACACGTTGGGTCATGTCGCCGCCCGCCGTCCAGTTGATTTTGCCGGGCTCCGAGTAAGCGAAGTCCCCATCGGCATTCGCCTCGTCTTCGTCTGTTTGGCAGTCTGTTTCGAGTGCGTCCGTGGTCACGTCCAAATTGAGGCTGTTGGCGCACAGTACACGGGTAAACGTGTTGCTGCCAAGGACTTTCTCGACATAGAGCCCCACTTTAGAGCCCTTGATTACTTGTAAAGCCATAAGAGTTTTTGCAGAAAAAAGGTGAGAGTGTTAGGGCAATTCAACGCGGTAATCCAAGCTGCGGAATAGGCAGATGGCCTCCGGGTTGTGGTGGTCGTACTGGTTACTGGGTTCCAGGTACACGCCCGGTTCCGGCTCAGCGTAGTCCAGTTCCGCTTTGATGGCGGCTGTGATAGCGGCCAGCGTAGCGTAATCGGTGGTGTCCTTCGAAAAGATGCTGAGCTGCACGCGGGCTACGTCACCTAGGCGACACAGCGCCGAGCTACCAGCCTCGGGCACGCGGCTGATAAGCTGGTAGCAGACGTAGGGCCGCGGGGTGCCTTGCGGGGCCACAACGGGGTAGATGCGGTGCTGTGATCCCTTCTCGGGGTGCACATAGTCGAGCAGAGCCGCCACGGGAGCCGCTTGGCTGAGCATCGAGTATAGGAGCTGACCGGGTTCCACTACTTGAAAACTGATTTAAAAGCCTCTGTGATAATGTTTTTGCACTCGGCTTTGATGATTTCAATGGCCTCGTCTTTCTTACTATCAAAGGCTGGCCGCATGAAGGGCTTCGCCGCGGCGCCTGGGTGCTGCACTTCTTCGACGAATACGTTGCCGCGTAGGTGCAGCTTGCCATCGGCAGCTTTGGCTTTGATGATGTGGGGAGCGGTGCCATACTCTACTAAGTGGCCAGCGTAGCCCTTGAAGCGCCCACCGCGCCGGGGGCCGACGTACACCTGCTCCCCTTTACCACGGCCGCGGCCGGGAATGGTGCCGATGCTTTTCTGCAGGTCGCCGTCCTCTTTGGGTGCGCGGCTTTTAGCCTCGTCGATGATGGGCTTGGCCGCCTTGTTGAGGATGCCCCGCACCACTTTGTTACTGAGCTTCTTATCGCCAGCTAGCCCATCAAGTACCTGGTTTAGCTCCTCAATGCCGACAAATGATAGGTTTTTAGCCACGGGAATAAGTAGTAAGAAGTAGACCAGCCCGCCGGCCGATTTCCTGAATAGCGATAATCTGATAAGTGAGGCCCTCGCACACGAACTGCCAGGTGGTGGCCACATCAGCCCGGTAGCGTATCTGCCAGGTGACGACCTGCTGAGCAGTTTGCTGCTGGCCGATGAAGGACTCAGCACCGGTGCCCGGCTTCTGCTCGCCCCAAACCGTAGCCACGTCTTCGAAGGAAGCCGAGGTGGGTGCCCCGTACAGGTCTTGCCCTACAGCCCCAGGCTTTTGCAGCAGCAGTTGGCGGTCGAACTTGCCGAAATTCATAGGGTAGGCACTCGTAGCAGATTCATAAGCATTTGAGCCGTTTGAGGCACTTCCGTCACATTCAGGCCTACTGCCACCGAGCCGCGGTTCTCGTACCAGTGGCCGAGCACGAGGCGCAGCCACTGACCAGCCACCTGCTGCTCTTTTTCACTGAGCACGGCCGGGTCGACGTAGCCTACGAACCTCGTAGTTGGCGGCACGGTAGTCGGGTCGAGCACCGTTACAAGCGCCGGCTCACCCTCGACGGGCCACCGGCGCTTGCTTTCGACTTCGAACGTGGCCTGCACCGCATCGACGTAAGCCTGCAGCAATTCGTCCTCACTGGTATCAGTGGGGTCAAGCTTCAGGTGGGCTTTGGCGGTGGTGAGGGTGAGCATGGCAAAGACTAGGCAGCCGGTTGAGAAGTAGTTAGCAGCTCGACATGCCCACTCGCCAGTAAAGCCACCACATGCTCGGCTCCCAGCAGGGCCTCATCACCTTTGAAATAGGCGTACCTGGCGTGAGGGCGCACAAAGCGCACCAACTGCGGTAATACCACGCGAGTGGCCCCAGCTACCAGCTCCGAAAGAGTAGCAGGAAGCTTTTCGGCCGGTTTTGCGTCGGCTTGTAGGGTTGCGGTCGGCTTGGTGTCGGGTTTCGGGGCTTTTCTGGACATAATTGGAGCTGATTTAGGCCTCCCAGACTTAGCGCGCGTTAACCGCCGCCTGCGAAATAGTAGCGTTCGGTACCGCGTCGAGCATGGCCGCGAACGACTTCTGGCGGCGCAGCATCACATCCCAGAAGGTGTTGATTATTAAACGTATTTCGCCTTTGAGCGCGAGGGTAATGTCGTCGCGGGTGATGTCCATACCGCCCCACTGACCAATAAAGAGGTCGGCCCAGTTACCAAATACCACGGCCGAGGCGGCCGTGGCCGTGCCTTTGGTCGAGTCCTTCACTAGGTTAGAGGCCACGAAGGGGAAGCCGTTTAGCTCGGTGTTGGAGTTGAGCACCATTAGCGGGTTGCCTTGCGCCACCGGCTGGGTTTTGAGCGTGCCCTTGATTTTGTTCGAAAGCAGATACTTGAGGGTGCCCACGGCAGCGTTGTTCACGTCTACCATGGCTTCGAGTGCCACGAGGGTGGCCAGGTCGGGAATGGCACCATTGGCGCCGCCCACGAACTTGCTGATACCCCCGTTGTTGAGCAGGCCCAGCGGTTCGTTATCCTGGCCGTCGCCGTAGATAGCGGCCACATCCACAGCGCGGGTAACCGAGCCGATGATTTCGTTGCGCACGAAGGACTCAATATCCATGCTCGACTGGATGATGAGCTGCTTAGAGAGGTCCACGTAGGTACCCAAGCGGTGCGGGGCCATCTTCTGGCTGCCGAACTTGATATTCGACTTATCCAGCGTCTCAATCTCGCCTTTCCAGGTCGAAACGGCGCCCTGGGTGTGGGTCGGGAAGATGATGTCGCCCTTCAGACCGGTGAGGACAGTAGCGCCAAGCGAGTTGGTTACCAGTTGGTCACGGAGTAGCTCAATCATGCCGCGGCGGTCTTCCGTCACCAGCACGCGGCCGTCGGCCGGCTGGTCGCCCTGAGTCACGGTATTGTCGCGGCGCTCGCGGCCCTGCAGCACGCGCATGGGTACGCCCACGCCGTGAATCTCTTGACCCAGTTCGCGGGCCTCACGGATGGCTTCCTGGTGCATTTCCTTTTCCAGGCCAGAAAGCTTGTCTGGGTCGCCAGCCGAGCGAATAGCCTTTAGGAAGGAGTAGCTGCCCGTGGCGCGCTCCTCCTCGCTGGCAGTGCGGTTGATGGGCTGGGTGCGGCCTGCTTGCTCAGCGGCAAGTTGCTCCTGACGGTCGGTGCGGCGAATGTCGGCGTCTAGCCCGTCGATTTCCGTGTGCAGCCCGTCAAGCTGGGTGGCTTCCTCGGGGGTGAGGTTGCGCTTCTCGCCCTGTGCCTTGGTGATAAGGCCCTGGGCTTGGTCGATTTTGGCTTGCCGCTCTTCGCGCAGGGCCTTAGCGTTTTTCATTTTATCGCAGAAAAAAGGTGAGTGTGAATTAGTAGCGAGCTTTCAGGCGCAGTTGGGCGGCCATGACATCAAGGCCAATGGCTTCGACTAGCTCCGTTTCGGGCTCGTCGTGGTCAAAAGCGCGGCCCAGCTGGTGGGCGTTGGACTTGTCGAGCAGGCGCAGCACCTCGCCGACGGGTAGCTTCTCAATGTCGGAGAAGCTGTAGCTGCCACCTAGGGCGCGCTTGACGAACATCAGCGCGTGTGACGCCTGGTCACGGAGGGCGCGCGCGGTGGCGTCGGGGTTGGAGGGGATGTTGACGATGCTGAATTCGAGGAGCTCTTGCCCTTGGAAGTAGTAGGTTTCGTCTTTGCCGCCTCGGGCTTCGGTGCCGGTACCATAGTTGCCTTTTCCAATCTCGGCGAAGCCCACCGAGGTAGCCCGCAAGGAACCAAACAGGACCTTGCGGAAGATTTTTTCAGCCAGTGGGTTGATGTCGGCCGGCTCGAACACGACGCGGCCAATCAGCTGGTCGCCTTCAAAAAAGGCCGAGCCGCGGCCAATCACGTCGTCAGGGTTGGGCCCGGCACACATGCCATCGCCGTAGACGTTGTGCTGATAGCCGACAATGCCGTTGCGGTTGAAGTTGTCGAGCTTCCAGCCGGCCGGGTTGAGCACGGTGCGGTGGCGGTCGCGGGTATTGTTGCTGATAACGAACTCGACGGTGCGCGTTTCCTCCACGTTGGTAGGGAGGGCACGCAGTTCGCCAAACTGACGGCCGCTGTGGGTTTCGGATAGCTTAGGCTTGCTCATCGGGCGGGGTGCCGGTGGCCGGCTTGCTGTTTTTACTGATTACCTCATCCACTTTGTCGAGCGGCATGCGGTTGACTTGCACGAAGCGACGGTCGCCCTCAGGGCCGATGCCGTTCATGTCTTCGAGTGCGCGCACCTCGTTGATGCTCATCACCCCGATGTCCGTCATCTTGCCATAGAACGTGGCCCGGGCGCTGGCATCAGCACGCAGTAAGGCATTGAGATTGTGCCGCCAGTAGTGGGTTTCGACTTCGCTATCTCGCAGTAGCTTGAGGCGGTATTCCTGCTCGATATTCACCAGCCACGGCTGCAAGGTGTTGGTGGTGTAGTCGAGGCTTTGCTGCTCGATGTTGTTGTTAGTCGAGCGCTCCAAGTCCTGAATCTTATGCAGCGGCACGCGGAAGATGCTGCATACTTCCTGGCGGGTGAACTTGCGTGTTTCCAGGAACTGGGCGTCGGCAGGGGGCATCGATACGCTCTTGAACGTCATGCCATTTTCCAGCACGGCCACCTTGCCCGCGTTCTCCGTGCCACCGTAGATGCTCTGCCAGTCGTTGCGAATGCGAGCCGCTGTGGCAGCGTCCTTGAATATCTCCTTGGTTTCTAGTACCCCAGAGAGCTTAGCCCCGTTGGCATAGAACTGCGCGCCTGCCCGTTGAGCTGCCAGACCAGTACCTAGGTTCTCGCGGTGGGCAGATAGTACCGACAGGCCCATGATGCCGTTTTCATCGAGCACCAGCCCTCGCAGGTGAATCACCTGGTAATCTTGGTACGTGCGTGGGTCGCCCCAGAAGCGGTAATAGAGTCGGCCGTTGGACTCGCGTACTTCCGTTTGGCGCGGGTGCTTATAGAGCAACGCGTCGGGGCGGTAGCGCGGGCCCTCGTCAATCAAGGCGTAGGCATTGCCGTGCAGCAGGACCGTCGCCATCATAGCCATGCGGTGAGGCATAGCATTTTGCAAGGGCGAGGCTTGCAGGTTCAGTAGCCGGCTGGCGGGGTGGCCATGCACCTTCTCCTTGCCCCCGGCAGGCATGTCGCGGTAGAGCTGGCAGGGGAGGGCTGCAATATCTTGGCTGATAGCCAGCACGCAGGCCCAGACCGCGGCGAAGCTGAGCGCCGTGCGCTCGTTGACGGCAACGCCGGCGCTGCTCGTCTGATTACCCATACCTAGCAGGGCAATCAGGCGCTCATTAGACTCCTGCGTATCGATAGTAGCGCTCGTAGCCCGCGTCTCACGCTCCGCCGACACGGCTGCTTGGAGCGGCGTGGCATTAGAGCGAGCAAAGGGATTAGACCAAAAAGACACAGCGTCGGGGCTTTAACTGAGTCAAAGCTCCGACGCTGCCTAGGCGGGGTGCAATCTTGGGCGGGGCAAAGCGGGGCAGACCCTAGAAGCTGAGCAGTCCGCGCTCTTCGTAGATGCTGGTTTCGGGACCTTCGCCACTCATGTAGCCGCCTAGGGCCATTGCCAGGGCCACCATGCCGTCGACTTTCTCCTTGCTCTTGCCCTTGTCGATTTTGATGTTGCCTGCCGGGTCGCGCTTTATCTCCACGTTGCCGCACATCCACGCCAGCACGGGGTTGCCATGGTGGTGAATTTTGCCCTCTAGTACTAGCTTTTCAAGCTCTTTGGTAGGGGCACTCATCGACAGAAAGCCTTGCCCGAACGGCTGCATCGGCACGCCTTCTTCGGTTAGGTCGATAACCAGCTGCGACGAGTTGTAGCGGTCAAACTCTATCATCTGCACCTGATATATCTCGCAGAACTCCAGCACCTGGGCCTTGATGAAGTTATAATCGGTCACGTTGCCGGGTGTGGCGATGATGTAGCCCTCGTCTACCCACTGGCGGTAGGGCACACCGTCCTTCTTCGTGCGTTCGTCGATACTATCCTCTGGTACCCAGAAGAAGGGCAGTACATCGAAGCCATCGGCCTCATCTGGAAAGAGGAAAACGAGTGCTGTGATGTCGCGCACGCTGGCTAGGTCCAGCCCGCCCCAGGCCTTGCGGCACACTAATAGCTCGGGAGGAGTACCCTGCGCGCCCTGCATCCACAACTCATGCGGCAGCCAGACCTCGCTGGCATCGGTCCAGAGGTTGAGGTGCTTGGTTTTGAAGTTCACCTGCAAGCTAGGCATGCGCTCCGCCGCGCGGTACTGCTCACGCAGATAATCCAAGCCGACGGATACCCCTAGGTTAGGATTAGCCTTTTGCCAGCAGGTCTCATCTCCCCATTCGTCGTTCTCATCCAGGCTGAAGATGATAGTGAAGTAGGCGTCATCATCGTGAAGCTGCTCCAGGATGCCGACGCAGGCCTTGCGCAGCTGGGCACAGGGCCCGAGCCGGTTAAAGCCTGCCGTCGTGATGATGTTAAGCAGTGGCTGCGAGCGGGCACCGGTGGCCGATTTGAGTACGCCGTATAGCTCATCGTTGGGGTGGGCGTGGTACTCGTCGATAATGATGCCGTGCGGGTTTAGGCCGTCTTCGGTTTTGGCATCGGCCGACATCGGCTGCATCTTGGACATGGTGCTGGGCACGAAGATGGAGTTTCGGTGCGCCCGAATCATCTTCAGGGCCGCGCTTTTAGCCGCCATGTTCTTCGCATCATCGAAGACAATCTTGGCCTGCTCTTTCTTGGTAGCAGCTGTGTAGATTTCGGCGCCAGCCTCTCCGTCAGCTACTAGCAGTTGCAGGCCTACGCCGGAGCTGAGGGTGCTCTTGCCATTCTTGCGGGCTACTTCCACATAGCTTTCGCGAAAGCGGCGCGTGCCGTCCGCTCGCTTCCAACCGAAGAGGCTGGCAATGATGAACTGCTGCCAAGGTTCCAGCGTGAGTGGCTTGCCCGCCCAGCGGCCCTTGTTGTGGGTCAGAAAGGAATAGAAGCGCACGGCTGCGGCCGCTACCTTTTCGTTGAAAAATAGCCCGCGGCTTTCTCCCTCTTCTAGGTCGCGCAAGTGGCGTTCACAGGCTAGCAGTGCGTAGCGGCCAACGCGCACGGGCAACGCTCGCAGTTGGGCGCGTAGTGGCTCGGCTTTGCGCTCGAGCGCGGCGACCTGCGCTTCCGTGTCCGGCTCTTTTTTGAGCTGCCGAATTTTGAGTATGATAGGGCGTAGGCCCTCCTGGATATTGGCTTCGGTGCGGCCGGCAGCTACTACGTTGTGGGCGTACTGGTGCCAAGGGGCGATAACAGGTACTTCTTGCATGGATAGGGTGAGTTAGGATTTCAAGTCGTCCATCATTTCGGCGAATGGGTTCTTCTCCTCATCACCACCTAGGGCACTCACCTTGCTGCGGCTGGCCGGCGTCAGGCCGAACTGCGTGAGCATAGTCATCGACCGGCGCCACGCATCAGAAGCGATAGCCACCTGCGGGTAGGGCCGGTGCATCTCATCGCCTTGCTTGGTGAAGGTTGAGTAGGTGAAGCCCTCGCGCTGCACAAACTCACGGGCCTCGGCCCATTCGGCCAGTGCCTCCGTGAGCAGCTGCAAGGCCGGGCCGTCAGCGGCTGTGCTGAGCTTCATAGCCAGCAGCACCGCGCCAATCTCGGCCCAGTACTCCTTGGCCCGCTCGCTCAGCCAGTCGGGCGGCGTGGGCAGGTACACCTCGGGCTGCGGCTCGTTAGGATTGGTACGGCAAGGCTGCAAGGTGCCACCGAGTTTCTTCTGAGAGGTTGGTTTTGGGGGCCGGCCGCCTGCCATAATATAGTGTTTGTTTAATGTAAAAGGCCCCTGAACTTTTGGGGTTCAGTTTTGCACGCGTGTGTTTGTGGGGAAGGGCTACGGTCTAGGAAAGAGGGCCCGGAAGGATTTCGACCCCCTATCCCCTCTGGGGCTGTTGCGTGCGTTCTGAGGCGCTCTTAGCTTGGTGACAAGGCCGACACAGGCTCTGATGGTTGTTAGGCTCCCAGAAGTCACCACCTAGGCGCACGGGGATGATGTGGTCGGCCACAGTAGCTGGGGTAGTACGGCCTTGCCTGGTACACTCTTCGCAGCAGGGGCACTTGGCCAGCTGGGTAGCGCGGGCCTGCTGCCACCGGGCTGTACCATACTCAGGCGAGCGGGCGGCGTGCTGGACGTAGGGCCGCTTAACGGGCTCAGGCTGCCAGGGGCGGCGCTGGGCTTTGGGAAGCGAAGGCATTAGCAGGTAGCAAGGGGTAGTAGTTCGGGTACTCGGGGGTGAGCGTATGCAGGTGCAGGGTGAGCGACTCGTGCACCAGGCCTGGGGGGAGAATGATGCCGCGGGCCCGCATGCGGGTGGTGTCGTACCACACGATGCGGTGCTTAGCCGTGGGGCGTAGGTCTAAGTGCCAGTAGTAGCTGTTGAAGACAGGTGGCACTAGGTTGATGGGTAGTCCATCCCGTAGGCCGAGGGCTTCCTTGATGCTGGCGTGTAAGTAGAGTACTCCCTTCGGCGTGACCGTAAGGGTAGGCATCGGAGGCGGGGCGGGGACGTGCTCGATAGGGTTATAAACGGGTAGCATAAGCAAGCTAATATGTGTAGCTAAAATACAAATTAATAATGTATTACGCAAGTAGTTTCGTTCCTAAAATAAAGACTTTTACGGATGGGGTTAGTACGGCTTGAAGCCCTCCTGTTTGAGGAAGGCTTCGACGCGTTGCCACTGGGCTAGACTCATCACGGTGAGGCGGGCGGTGACCTTGTTAGGGTAGAGGCTATCACTACCTAGGGCTTGACGGGCGTGGTAGCGGGG